CCAGAATACAAGCCCCATCGTTTCTCGCACCACAAAACGAGAAGCATGATTTTGTGGCGCGCATGTCCTCGCGGGAAATCGCCGAGGTCACACAAAAACGCCATGACAACGTGTGGCGCACCATCGAATCCCTTCACAGCAAAGGACTGATCGGACTCCCTCAATTTGAGGAAGTCCCTAACCCGGGCCCTGGCCCCCTTTGCATCAAGCAATACCTGATTGGTAAGCGCGACAGCTTCGTTGTCGTCGCCCAGTTGTCGCCCGAGTTTACCGCCGCGCTGGTGGACCGCTGGCAGCAGCTTGAGGCCCAGGTAGCGAAGCCGATGCCCGCCGACCTCAGCAAGCTGGAAATCCTCCAGATGGCCTTGGAGTCGGAGAAGGCGCGCGTCCTGCTCACTGTCCAGGTCGAGGCCCAGGCCAAGAAGATCGACAACCTCGAGAACCTGTTCAAGGAGGGCATGAGCCACGTCCAGTTCTGCAAGGGCCTCAATGGGGTCAACGTCATGCAGGTGGGCCACTTCCTCGAGGGTCGCAACTGGCTCTACAACGAAAGCAAGTCCGGTACCCGCTACCGTGTCGCCGCGTATGCCCGGGACAAGTACATGACCGAGCACCAGCACGAGGTCGCACCTCACGGCAAAGACCCATTCATCAGCTACACGCCGATCCTCCTGCGCAAGGGGGCGACTCGCCTGTACGAGCTGTACCTGTCCGGCGAGCTGCCCATGAAGAAGAACTGGGACGGTCTGCACACCCACGACAAGGCCGTGCGGGGTGCAGCATGAGCAAGCCAGATTGGAAGAGCGCGCCTCAGTGGGCCGGTTGGTTGGCTGCTGATGGCCCGGATGGCTACTGGGTATGGTACGAGTCGGAGCCATCCTGGATGTCTGGCGGATGGTGGTACAGCTACTCCGGCAAGTGGCTGATGGATGATCGATTCCCAGCCTTTGGCGCTGATTCTGAGCGCTCTTTGGAGCGTCGGCCATGAGCAAGCCTGTGAACGTGGAAAAGGCCACGCCGACCATCCTGTACGCCAAGCAGGCCCCATACAGCTCGGTCAGCAACGACGTCGTTGCGCTGATCGAAAACCCAGACGCCCTGGCTATCTGAATCTAC